GAAAAAATTATGCAGGGGTAGGATATATCTACGACCCTGTAAGAGATGCGTTTTATTCTGAGCAGCCCTATGCAAGCTGGACGCTAAATGAAGACGCATGTTATTGGGAGCCTCCAACACCTAGACCGGAAGGGATGGATTGGTATTGGAAAGAAGACACAACAGAGTGGGTAGACTATGTATATATAAACCCAGATAACAACCAACCTTACCCTAGCTGGACATGGGACACAACAAATGGCGGATGGAACCCTCCTTTAATTTAGAATTATGGCAATAACTAAAATAATAAAAGATTTATTGGCCAGCGATAGCGGTTGGTCAACAAGCTCAGAAAGTGGACTTAGAATGCCTAAAGGCGGAGCTTTTTCAGGCACAGCTGAACCAGGCATGATACGTAATGATGACACTCAAGATTCAGCAGGTTCAGAATCAACAATGCAACATTATAACGGCATAGATTGGAAAAATTTCGTGAATAAAGCTAATCCCCTTAATGTAGAATATTTAGTAGTCGCCGGCGGCGGAGGCGGTGGAGCTAGATATGGCGGCGGTGGCGGTGCTGGTGGTTATTTAACTAATTATGGAGGGACTCCTTTATCTTTAATAGAGTCAACAAATTATATTGTTACTGTAGGCGCGGGAGGTGCTGGTGGTACTGGTGGTTCAAACGGAGGTCCTGGATCCTCTGGTTCAAATTCTGTATTTAATAACATCACATCTAATGGTGGCGGTGGAGGATCTGGAGCAGATATAGGTCCATCTAGAGATGGAGGATCTGGAGGTGGTGGATCTCTTGGTGATGCTAGTGGTGGTATTGGATCCTCTGGTCCACCAATACAGGGTTACAATGGAGGAGATTATGCCGGTGGTACGGATTATAAGGCTGGAGGTGGAGGCGGCGCCTCTGAAGTAGGAGAAAGTGGCAGTACTACAAGAAGAGGAGATGGTGGTGATGGATTACAAAACGCAATAACAGTTGCATCTGGTACTGGTCCATATTATGCTGGTGGTGGTGGTGGTGGAAGCCATAACCCTCAACCATCTAGCGGTGGTGGTACTGGTGGTTCAGGCGGCGGCGGTAATGCGGGTACAATGGGTTCAAAGGATTTAGGAGATCCTGGCACTGACTACAAAGGCGGCGGCGGCGGCGGCGGATCTACTAATACCGGCGGATCAAGCGCTTCAAATGGAGGATTTGGAGGCTCTGGAATAGTTATACTAAGATGCACTAAAGCAACAGCAACATTAGGTTCAGGTATAACAGTTAATAGTACAGCAGGCCCTGGCTCAGTAAATGGAGTATTAATCACCGGAACAAGTGACTATTATTATTCAGCAACACTAGGCTCAGGAACAATAACATTTAGTTAAAAATTATGGCAATAACAAAAATAAGCACACCGGAATTATTTGATTTCAGCGCAACAAACACAGCGCTTCAATTGCCAACGGGTACAACCCTACAAAGACCTACTAGTCCTAGCACAGGAGAGTGGCGTTTTAATACAACATTAAAATACGTTGAGTATTATGATGGTGTTGCATGGTTTCAAATAGCCACTGAGGCTGCGGCTACTTTTATAGCTGCGGGAAACTTTGAAACTGTAACTTATACAGGGACGGGATTACAAGCGGGAGACACTCAAAAGATTAACGGTTATATCCGTAAAGGAGCAGCTTTTAATGGGAGTAGTAGTAAAATTAATATTTCAGGTTCTCCTTTTAATTTAACAACTTATAGTTTATCTTTTTGGATTAATGCAAACGATTATAATCAATCAGACACCGGAGTAGTTAACATAGGTTTAGACAATACAGGCGGCTCTTCTTGGAGTGGTATTGCCTTTGGGGTAAATGCTAATAAAGTTTATTATTATGGTGGTGATGTAGCAGGAGTAGGTGGTAGTGGTTTTTTTACACAAACAGGAACTACAAATATAACAAATGGAAATTGGTATAACGTTGTAATGATTGTTAATGGCACGTCAATAACAGGTTATATTAATGGAGTGCAAGATACAGGATTGTCAAGAACTTTAGGTGCTAATATAACATACAAAAGTGGGTCTCTAAACACTTTTGGAGTAAGGCAAGGAGCTTATGGTTCTTATGGTTATTGGAATGGAAAAATAGACCAAGTAAGAATATTCAATACAGCAATAACTTCAGGAAACGTAGATACTCTTTTTCTTGAAACTTCCGCAAGTTCTACTAAATCAACTACGGATATATTCGGAAACGGTTCTGGAGTTGCTTTGTATGAAATGGAAGATAATTCTTTAAGTAGCAACTTTGGACAGGCAGCGGTTTTTAATGGTAGTAGTAGTAGAATAGTCCTGCCAAAACTTTCGGCATTAACTGCTAATGTATCGGTTTCTGGCTGGGTAAAAATAGGGTCGACATCGACAAGCAACGGTTTGAGATTTTTAGAGTTAAATAATACCGGAACCGGTTTTGCTGGAACGTTATCGGTATTATATCAACCAAATAATGGAGATTGGATAGTTAGAGTAGGTAATGGTGTTGATACAGAGGCTCAAGTTTTAATTCACGCCTATTTATTGACGCAGGATGTATGGTATAACGTTTGTTTTACAAGAAACAATTCAAGTAACGAAACTAAATTCTATGTTGACGGTGTAAGAAAAGATACTGAAACTGTATCCATTAACGGGTCTTTTCCCTCAAATGCCACTAGTGTAATTGGAGATTTAAATTATAGTTCTAGTGGTTATAGTTGGCTAGGTTCTATAGATCAAATAAGAATATTTAATTCAACACTTGAGCAGGCAGATGTAACAAAACTTTACGAAGAATCAAGCCAAATACCTACAACAAATTTAGTTGCTCATTATACACTAAACGGAAACGCTTTAGATTCAGCAGGAAGTTATGACGGTGCTGAAACAAGTATAACATACGGTAATGGTGTTTATGGCGGTACAGCTACAAACGTTAATTATCTTGGGATGGCGTTTCAACCAGATTTGGTTTGGATAAAAGAAAGAAGTGGAAGTGCGTCTCATACTATACAAGATTCAATAAGGGGTCCAGGACAATCAAAAAATATATACTCCGATAATACAGCGGCTCAAGGAACTTATGGTCAATATGGATATTTATCTGCTTTTGACACAAATGGTTTTACAGTAGTAAAAGGCTCGGGTAATCATACGAATACAAGTGGTGAAACTTACGTTGCGTGGTGTTGGAAAGCAGCAGCAATTACTACAACAATACCCGCAAATAGCGTAGGTAATACGATAGCAAGTGATGTTAGAGCAAATGTAGATGCAGGGTTTAGCATAGTCAGTTATACTGGAAATCTAACAAGTACTACTAGCGCTACTGCACAGAGTGTTGGTCACGGACTAGGAGCACCTCCAGATTTGATAATTACAAAAGCAACAAACGGTAGTCACTACTGGCCAGTGCGATCTTCTGTTTTATCTGATATGTCTCAAACACTAGTACTAAACACAAGCGTAAAAGCTATTGATTATACCGCAACTTATCCAATAGGAAGTTCAACTAATGATGTTTTTTACACAAACTGGTTAAACTCACTAAATGTAAGCGGTCAAAATATTATTGCTTACTGCTTTGCTTCAGTCCCAGGGTATCAAAAAGTGGGGAGTTATACGGGAAGTGGACCAAGTACAAAAACTGTATATACAACAGATAATGGTCTTGTAGGGGGTGCAAATGGGTTCAGACCGAGATTCTTAATGATTAAAGACAGTTCAACTTTAGCAGGAGAAAATTGGATAATTGTAGACAGCCTAAGAGAAGGAGCATCTGCACCAACTAAAGTTTTATATCCAAACACAGGCGTTGCTGAAGATCCTTATACTGTTATTACATTTACATCAAATGGATTTACAGTAGGGAACACAGGGTTAGCTAATACTAACGGTGCAACTATAATTTATTTAGCAATAGCATAATATAAAAACTATGAATACAACTATTTTAATATTAATCGGATTAGTAGTTTTGCTGATCGTAATAAACATAGCCGCAATATGGCTTACAAAAAAAGGTCTTACTAAAGACACGAACAACAATATGATTCCAGACATCCTAGAGAAGAAGTTTGATAAGATGAAGGCTGATGTATCAAAAAGAGTTGATCGTGTCGGAGAAGAGCTTAGAGACGTTACTAAGGCTATTAAGGAAGTAGGCAATCAAATCGGAGATGTCCCCGGTGCAATGAAAGGGCAGAATAGATCAGGTAAAAAATCAAATAAGAAATGAATTACGTGCAAGACACCACAGTAGGTGACATTCAAGTAAACTATATATATGTTAAATCTAAAAACAGAAACATTGACTGACTTAAAAATCTATGCTCTAAACATAGGAGCTGTAGCTACATCAATGACAAATTTAGATGTGGCCCTAAAGATTATAGCCACCCTTATTGCTATAGGGTATACTCTGCATAAATGGTATGTTTTTTATGGAAAAAATAAGTGAGCATATAACACACAAAGAAGCTGTACGATCCAATACAGCACTACGCCTGAATCTTAAAAATATTCCAGATGATTATCAAGTATCTAATATGGTTGGTATTGCTACTCATGTTTTCGAGCCTCTTAGAAAATATGTAGGCGGACCTATAAAAATTAATAGTATGTTTAGATCTGAAGAGTTAAATACTGCCATTGGTGGGAGTAAATCAAGCCAGCACTGTCAAGGTAGAGCAATTGACCTAGACGATACCTTCGGGCATAAGACCAACGCTGAAATGTTTAACTATATAAAAGATAATTTAAGCTTTGATCAAATGATATGGGAGTTTGGAGACTCTACTAATCCCAACTGGGTACACGTTAGCTACGTGTCGCAAGAAGAGAATAGAAAAAAAATTTTGATCGCTGAAAAGATTAATGGACGTACATCATATAGAGTGGCATGAGCAAAACAAAAAAACCTTTTAAAGAAACCAGAGTGGGCAAATTTCTTATTGAGAAAGCTCCTTCAATACTTGGCATAGTAGGGGACGCTATACTTCCAGGGAATGTTATCTCAGAACTTATTAGCGGTAATACAGAGCTTTCAGAAACAGATAAAAGAATAGCTCTTGAAAAACTAAGACTAGAGCGATCAGAAATAGACGGTGTAACCAAAAGGTGGGTGGCAGATTCAAATAGCCAGAGTTGGCTTGCTCGGAATATCAGACCCCTCACCTTAGCTGTACTTGTCGCCGCATATGTGGGCGGATGGTTCATGGGTCTAGAGACTGAGGATACTGCAAGCCTAGTTACATGGGTACTTTGCGGATACTTCGGAGCAAGAACGGCAGATAAGATAGGGGTAAAGTTCCCCTCCAAAAACAGCTAAACAAATAAAGCCTTAAAAATATTTGTATCTTTATATTCAAATTAAATCAAATTAAATGGATATAAGGAAAATTTCTGTTGGACCAGATTTTAAGTCTGGAGCGATGCACTACTTAGTGGGTCAGGAAATTTTAAACGGTCAGTATTTTATACATCTCATACAACACGACCCTGGAAATAATTCTTTTAAGATATGGATTCAAAGAAGTGACGAGATATTGTTATGGAAAGAGTTTGGTTCAGAAATGCCCGTGTCAATAGAGTATAATATTAATTTCTAATGAGATCGCCTTTTTACTTTATCGTTAAACCTTTAGAAGGAAAGCGATATAATAACACAAAAAATATAGGAGGTTTAGATGTCATAACTAGTTCCTCAGAAGAAGATTATAAGTTTTCAAACAGAAAAGGAATAGTACAAGAGTTACCTCTTAATTATAATGGACCTATTAAAATAGATGATACTCTGTTGGTACATCATAATGTGTTTAAGTTTTATAACGACATGAAGGGTAGGCAGCAGAGTGGTAAAAGTTATTTTAAAGATGATTTGTTTTTTATAGACAATGATCAATTTTATATGTATAATCAAGATGGCAAGTGGCATAGCCATGACCGTTATTGCTTTGTTAAACCCATGCAAAAACAAGAGTCTTCTATATTCAAAAGAGGAAATGAAGAGCCTCTTATGGGAGAAATGGTTTATCCAAATAAATATCTATCATCTAAGGGAGTTGAGCGTGGACAAAAAATAGTTTTTAAACCAGATAGTGAGTATGAATTTGAAGTAGATGGTGAGAAGCTATATAGAATGTTTGATCATCAAATAACAATGATGCTATGAGTTCAGATTTATTAAAACTACAAATAATACAAGCAGGTAAAAAAGCTGTTGAGCAATTAATAAAAGTTGCAAAGGAGGATATAATAAAGCATGATCCGGAAGATGAGCTAGCTGCAGATAGATTGAAGAATGCGGCAGCCACTAAAAAATTAGCTATATTCGATGCGTTTGAGATTCTTAATAAGATTGATACAGAGCAAGAGAATATAAATATGTCAGTTAATAAAGATAAACCTCAAACAAAACAAGGCTTTGCAGAAAGAAGATCAAAATAAAATATATAGTAATGTAAAGGATTTTATTCCTTCTGGAGTTCTAAAGAATAAGAATAATAATCGATCATGGCTTTACGGATATAATGAAAAGTATAAGCTAGTTGTTATTTCTAAAACAGGTCAAATAGATCAGGTAATAGAAGTTAATGGTTTATACATCGGTCTACCGATGCAACCCAAGGAAATACATAAACGATCTGATTCTAAAGTTGATCAGTATTGGGAAAGGGAATCTATACCAAAGCAACTATCAAGAATTAATTCTATATTTCAATGGAATGAAATGTCATCGTTGTTTAAAGATAAGTGGGTTGACTACATAGAAAAAGAATTTGACAGGAGAGAGCTAGGCTTTTGGTTTTATAACAACGGTATTAAAACTTATATGACTGGATCTCACTACATGTATTTACAGTGGACAAGTATTGATATAGGGTATCCAGACTTTCGAGAAGCCAATAGAATTTTCTTTATCTACTGGGAAGCGTGTAAGGCTGATAAGAGGTGCTTTGGCATGGACTATCTAAAAATAAGACGTTCTGGATTCTCATTTATGGGATCGTCAGAATGTGTTAATACTGGTACTTTAGTAAAAGACTCTAGGGTAGGTATACTGTCTAAGACTGGGTCTGATGCTAAGAAGATGTTTACAGATAAGGTTGTTCCTATTGCCAATAGGTTACCATTTTTTTTTAAGCCTATTCAGGATGGTATGGATAAGCCAAAAACAGAATTAGCATTTCGTATACCCGCTTCTAAGATTACTAAAAAGAATATGTATGATACTGTAGATGATGAGCTTTATGGCTTAGATACCACTATTGACTGGAAGAATACAGATGAAAATTCTTATGATGGTGAAAAATTACTTTTATTAGTTCATGATGAGAGTGGAAAATGGCTAAAGCCTAATAACATATTAAATAATTGGCGCGTAACTAAGACTTGTTTGAGATTAGGTAGTAAGATTATAGGCAAGTGTATGATGGGCTCTACCTCTAATGCTTTAAATAAAGGAGGTGCTAATTTTAAAAAGTTGTTTGAAGACTCTGATTTATCTACACGTAATTCAAATGGTCAAACTAAAAGCGGTATGTATTCTTTGTTTATTCCTATGGAGTGGAACATGGAAGGTTTTATAGATAAGTATGGGATGCCTGTATTTTACAAGCCCGAGAAACCTGTTCTTGGAGTTGATGGAGAAATGATCCTTAATGGTGCAATTGATTACTGGCAAGCTGAAGTTGATTCGCTTAAAAAAGATCCAGATGCATTGAATGAATTTTACCGTCAGTTCCCTAGGAGTGTATCGCATGCGTTTAGAGATGAAAGCAAATCTTCTTTATTTAATTTAAGTAAGATATATCAACAGATAGATTATAATGATTCGCTTATCATAAATCAGCATGTAACTACAGGTAAGTTTTATTGGAAAGACGGAGTAAAAGATACTGAAGTTATATTTACTCCTGATCCTAACGGTAGATTTAGGGTGTCTTGGACTCCTAACAAATCTTTGACAAATAGAAAGCAGACTAAAAATGGAGTTTTCTATCCTCTAAATGAGCATATAGGCGCATTCGGTTGTGACTCTTATGATATATCTGGAACGGTAGGAGGAAGAGGATCTAACGGGGCTTTGCATGGACTTACTAAATTTAATATGGAGCAAGCTCCTAGCAATGAGTTTTTCCTAGAGTATGTTGCGAGACCACAAACGGCAGAGATATTTTTTGAAGAAGTATTAATGGCGTGTATTTTTTATAGTATGCCGATACTTGTAGAGAATAATAAGCCAAGGCTTTTGTATCACTTTAAAAATAGAGGTTATAGAGGTTATAGTATGAATAGACCTGATCGTCATTTTAATAAACTATCTAAAACAGAAAAAGAATTAGGAGGTATACCGAATACATCCGAAGATGTTAAGCAATCACATGCAGCGGCTATTGAGTCGTATATAGAAAAATATGTAGGCCTAGATTTAGATGGAGCTTACCGAGATGTTTCTGAAATGGGAAGCATGTATTTTATGCGTACCTTAGAGGAGTGGTCAAGGTTTGATATTAATAATAGGACACAGTTTGATGCTAGTATTAGCTCAGGTTTATCTGTTATGGCTAATCAAAAAAACCTCTATTTGCCTGAACAAAAACAAACCAAAATAAATCTTAACTTTGCAAGATATACTAATAATGGAGTTTATAGTGAATTAATAAAATAGATGAAAGACGTTAATATAAATATTTCATCTGTAGGTTTTCCTAGTCAGTTTGTATCAGACTCAGAAAAAGCCTCCGATCAATTCGGTCTACAGATAGGTCAAGCGATACAGTATGAGTGGTTCAGAAAAGATTCTAGCGGATCTAGATACCACAGCCAGTGGAGAGATTTTAATAGATTGCGTCTATATGCTAGGGGTGAACAGTCGGTTGCTAAATATAAGAATGAATTATCTGTAGATGGCGATCTGTCTTACTTAAACCTTGACTGGACTCCGGTTCCCATACTACCAAAGTTTGTAGACATTGTTGTTAATGGAATGCAGGATAGGCTTTTTAAGGTTAAGGCTTATGCTCAAGATGCATTGTCTCAATCAAAGCGAAGTAAGTATCAAGACATGATTGAAGGTCAGATGGCAGCTAAACCTGTTCTGACAACAATAAAAGAAGAGACTGGATTTGATCCATTTATAATGGACCCTGATGAATTACCAGCTTCAGACGAAGAACTTTCGTTATACATGAATCTTAACTATAAACCAGCAATAGAAATTGCAGAAGAAGAAGCAATCGATACCATGTTTGCTGAAAATCATTATGAGGATACTAGAAAAAGAATAGACTATGACCAAATGGTCATTGGTGTTGGTATGGCTAAGCACGAGTTTCTTCCAGGTTCCGGAGTTCAGGTATCGTATGTAGATCCTGCTAATGTTATTTACAGCTATACTGAAGATCCGTTTTTTAAAGATTGTTTCTACTGGGGTGAAATAAAAACAGTGGGTATAAGTGAACTAGTAAAAATTGATCCAACCTTAACTAATGAGCAGTTAGAAGAAATATCTAGATACGGTCAAAGCTGGTATGATTACTTTAATACTGCACAATATTCTGAAAACGATATATTTTATCGCGACACTTGTACGTTAATGTACTTCAACTACAAGACAACAAAAAAAATAGTTTACAAGAAAAAAATAAATGAAGGTGGTGTAACTAGGATGATAGAAAAGGACGATACCTTTAATCCACCAGAAGAAATGCTTGAAGAAGGAAACTTTGAAAAGATTGAAAAGACTATCGATGTGTGGTATGACGGTGTAATGGTTATGGGAACTAACATTATACTTAAATGGGAACTTGCAAAGAACATGGTTAGACCTAAGTCTTCATCGCAGCATGCGCTGCCTAATTATGTAGCAGTCGCGCCAAGAATGTACAAGGGTGTTATTGAATCTTTAGTTAGACGTATGATTCCTTTTGCGGATCTTATACAAATAACACATTTAAAGTTACAGCAAGTAATTGCTAAAGTAGTTCCTGATGGGGTATATATTGATGCGGATGGTTTAAATGAGGTTGACTTGGGTACGGGTGCAGCATATAATCCAGAAGACGCATTGCGTTTGTATTTTCAAACAGGTAGTGTTATAGGGCGTAGCTATACTCAAGATGGTGAGTATAATCAAGGAAGAGTTCCGATTCAACAACTTACAGGTAATTCAGGAGCCTCTAAAACGCAGATGCTTTTAGCAAATTACAATCATTACTTAGACATGATACGTTCAGTAACTGGTCTCAATGAAGCGAGAGATGGATCAAGTCCTAATCCAGATGCTTTAGTAGGTGTTCAGAAATTAGCAGCTTTAAGCTCAAATACAGCTACCCGACATATATTAGACGGAAGTCTTTACATATATCGAACGTTAGCTGAAGCGTTAACGTATAGGGTGGCTGATATTTTAGAGTATGCCGATTTTAAAGAAGACTTTATTAATAAAATAGGTAAGTATAATGTAAGTATACTAGGTGAAATATCAGAATTATATATTTATGACTTTGGAGTATTCATAGAACTATCTCCAGACGAGGAGCAGAAGGCAATGCTAGAGCAGAACATTCAGATGGCATTATCTAAGAGTAGTATAAATCTTGAAGACGCTATAGATATACGTGAAATTAAAAATCTTAAACTTGCTAATCAATTATTAAAGGTTAAGCGTAAGTCTAAGCAAGAGCAAGAAGAAAAGATGCAGATGCAGCAGCAGGCAATGGTTTCTCAGCAACAGTTAAAATCACAAGAAATGGCAGCGCAAGTTGCGGTTCAAAAAATAGAACTTGAAGCTCAGGCTCAAATAAAGATAAGACAAGCTGAAATAGCTTTTGAAATTGAAAAGCAAAATAATGAAGCTAATCTAAAGGCTATGCTTATGAAGCAGGAGTTTGCTTATAATCAGCAACTTAACAATATTACTGAAACCGCATTATCATCAAGAGAAGGAGCAAGAGAAGAGGCTAAAAACAATAGAATTAGTCAGCAAAACACAGAACAATCACAGCTAATTAATCAAAGAAAAAATAATTTACCACCTAAAAGATTTGAATCTAATGAAGACTCAATGGATGGATTTGACTTAGCTGAGTTCAATCCTAGGTAGGTTAAAACGTATTTGTTTTTTTAGTAATTTTGTAATAAATCAAATCAAATCAAATGGAAATGCAAGTAAGAGAAGTTACTGACGTTGTAGAAAAGTCTAAACAACAGATAGAGCAAGAATTATTAGACAAGCATGAGGCTCAACAAAAACTTGAGTTTGATGATGACAAAAAAGAACAGGTAGATTCTGTTGAAGTTTCGGAGCCTGAAATAAAATCCGAAGAAAGCATTGTAGAGGAGATTAAAGAAGATCCTGAGCTTTCGGAATTAAATGAAGAACAAGTTCTTTCGTTTATTGAAAAAAGATATGGTAAGCAAATAAATTCTTTAGAAGAATTGACAGCTGAAAGAGAAGAGTCAGAGACCCTTCCTGAAGATGTGGCTGCTTACTTTAAGTACAAAAAAGAAACAGGAAGAAGTTTGGAAGAATATGTTAAGCTACAGCAAGACTTTTCTCAAATGAATCCTGACTCTTTGCTAAAAGAGTATTTAACTATAACTGAGGAAGGTTTAGATCCTGAAGATATCGAATCCATAATGGAAGATTATGAGTTTGATGAGGAACTGGATGATCCTGCAGATGTTAAAAAAACAAGGTTAGCAAAGAAAAAAATTATTGCTAAAGCAAAAAAGTTCTTCAGAGAACAACAGGAAGTGTATAGACAGCCTCTTGAGTCAAGAGAAAGTTCAGCCTCTCAGAATGAAGAATTTAAAGCTTACAAGCAATATGTGAATGAAGCTAAAACGCAGAAAGAAGAAAGTGATCGTAAATCTGATTGGTTTGCGAAGAAAAGTGACGAAGTCTTTAGCACTGAATTTAAAGGTTTTAAATTTAAAGTTGACGAGTCCAATCTAACTTTTTCTCCAGGCAATGCTTCTGAGTTAAGAAAAGCTCAAGATACGCCTATGAATTTTGTAAATAAATTCTTAGATGAATCGGGTATGCTTAAAGACGCAGAGGGATACCATCGCTCTTTAGCTATAGCAATGAATCCGGAAAAATTTGCTCAGTTCTTTTACGAACAGGGTCAATCAAATGCAACGGAAGATGTGATACGCAAAACAAAAAATATAAATATGAGTGAGCGTAGTGCACCAGAAGTTTCAACAAAAGGAGGAATGCAAGTTAAATCAGTTTCAACGCCTTCGAGCAATGGACTAAAAATTAGAAGTATAAAAAGAACATAATATTAATTAAAAACTTATAATCATGGCAGGACAAGTAAAAGCCGCACCAACGTTTGCGCTAACCCCGAGTTCAGAAAGAACTCCAACAGCACAAAATTATCTAACCAATGCAGATTTCAATTGGTTGAATCAATATTTACCAGACACTTACGAAAAAGAATTCGAACGTTATGGTAACAGAACAATCTCTTCATTCCTCCGTATGGTAGGTGCTGAGATGCCTACTAACTCTGACCTTATCAAATGGGCTGAGCAAGGTAGATTACATACTAAATATACTCAAGTAGGAACTACAGCAGCAGCAGCAGCTGATCAAGTTGTATTTCAAGTAAATGACGTACTAGATCCAACAGCAGCAGCTCAAGTAATTAGAGTTGGTCAAACTCTTGTTATTGTGCAAAATGACGGTTCAGGATCTAACAAAGCGGTTGTTAGCGCAGTTGACAATGCTGGTGGTGGTAGAGGACGGTTTACAGCTGACTTTTATGAAGCAGGTGGATTAGCTGCTGCAGGAACAGGATTTGATAATTCAGATGTTACTGTATTTATCTATGGATCTGAATTTAGAAAAGGAACTGCAGGAATGCAAGGTTCTCTTGAATCAAATGATTTCATCTTTGAAAATAAGCCTATCATCATTAAAGATACTTATAACGTATCTGGATCTGACATGGCTCAGATTGGATGGATTGAAATTACAACTGAAGACGGAGCAAGTGGATACTTATGGTATCTTAAGTCTGAGCATGAAACAAGACTACGTTTTGATGATTTCTTAGAGACAGCAATGATTGAAGCTGTACCTGCTGAGACTAACTCAGGAGCTGCTGCTATTCTTGGTAGCGCCGCCGGTGCTGCTGATCCAGGAGCTGGTTCTGATGGTATTTTTTACAGTGTACAACAAAGAGGTAATATCTGGGACGGTGGAAACCCAACAGTATTAGCTGACTTTGACAATGTAATTAGTCGTCTTGACAAGCAAGGGGCAATTGAAGAAAACGTATTATTCGTTGATCGTCAGTTTGCTTTTGATATCGATGATATGTTAGCAGCACAAAACTCTTACGGAGCAGGTGGTACTTCATATGGTCTTTTTGACAATGATCAAGAGATGGCGTTAAACTTAGGATTTACAGGATTCCGTAGAGGTTATGACTTCTATAAGAGTGACTGGAAATACTTAAATGACCCAACAATGAGAGGTGGACTTCCAACAGGAGCAGGATCAGGACGTGTAAACGGACTACTTGTACCAGCTGGATCAACTAGTGTTTATGACCAAATACTTGGTAAAAATGCTAAACGTCCTTTCTTACATGTACGTTACAGAGCTTCTGAAACAGAAGATCGTCGTTACAAAACTTGGATTACTGGTTCAGCCGGTGGTGCAGCTACTAGTGATGTGGATAACATGCAAGTAAACTTCTTGTCAGAGAGAGCTGTTTGTACTTTAGGTGCTAACAACTTCTTTATCTTCCAAGAGTAATAGGGTAAATTAATAAGGGGGTTTAATCGCCCCCTTTTTTATTGTTATAAATTTTAAATCTAATCAAATGAAAACTACTTCAAAATATGTAGACAAGATCTACAAACTTACGCGCGAAACTGCGCCACTTTCCTTAATCTTAGCATCACGACACACTCAAAGATTTCCATTGTTATGGTTTGATGAAGAGACAGGAACTAATAAAGCTTTACGATATGCTAGAAATCAGAACTCTCCCTTTCAGGAGGAGCAAGATAATAATGCAATTCTAGAGCCTATTGTATTTGAAAACGGTTTTTTAACCGTAGGAAAAGAAAATCAAGTACTACAAAAATTTTTAGACTTTCACCCTGGCAAAGGGCGGGTATATGTGTTAGTAGATAAAGCAAAAGAAGCCGCTGAAATCGTACAAGAATTAAACGATGAGGTTGATGCTTTAATAGAAGCACGTCAGCTTACGGTTGATCAAGTAGAAAATGTAGGACGTGTATTGTTTCAAGTTGATGTTACTAAAATTACAACTTCTGAATTAAGAAGAGACATATTGGTATTCGCTAAGAATCAACCAAAAGATTTCTTGTTATTGTTACAAGATCCTATGCTTAAAATGAATGCAACTATTCAAAGTTTCTTTGATAAAAACTTATTGCAAATGAGAAATAAGGAAAAAGAAGTTTGGTTTAATACTCCTTCTAATAAAAAGAAGATGCTTAATGTACCTTATGGTGAAGAACCTACACACATGGTAGCATCATTTTTTGAGAATGATGAAGGTATAGAAGTGCTGAAACACTTATCAGGCTTGATAAAGAGTATGTAAATAGTGTGTTTTTAATTTTAGTATATTTGTGATGAGAATATTCTCATATAAAACATAAATTTTTTGAAAGATGACTAAATTTCTTTATGTATCAAACGCGCCAATTACAGGCCAATTGATCAGTGTAAATGGTATTAAAAACATTGGAACAGCTACTGCGACAGCAACTACTGTGACTGTCGATTATGTTGATGGAACTACAACTACAATAACTACTGCAGCTCAGGTTGCGCATGATGTTTATGATGCTATTAAAAATGCAGTTGAAAATTCTTTAACTACCTCTTGGACGAATCCCTATTATGATGTAGCGCTTCCAAAAGCAGTTACAAGTATTGTTAACGCATAATTATACTAACAACAGTTTATTTAAGGAGAGGTCAACAAAAATTGACCTCTTTTTTTTTTGCTTATCTTTGTGTAAAAGAATAACAATGATAAATTCTGTACGAAATACAGTTTTGGCAATCCTTAATAAAAATAATTACGGGTATATTTCACCGCAAGATTTTAATTTGTTTGCTAAACAAGCGCAGCTAGATATATTCGATGATTATTTCTATCAATACAATCAATTAATAAATAAAGAAAATGCTCGGCTTTCGGGCACGGGGTATGCCAATATCACTAAAGGTTACGAAGAGGTTATCGATATGTTTTCAGAAACAAAAACGCTAACTCAAAATTTATTAAATCAATATTTTTTACCTTCTCAAACCACTACAAGTGACGACTATTATTTAATAAATAAAGTTTTGTGTTCTAGCGGTGGTGTTTACCAGGGAGAAGCAGAAAAAGTTTCTAATAGTAAAATTACTATGTTAAATCTTTCTAACTTAACATCACCTACCTTAGAGTATCCTGCTTATAGCTTACAGAGTTCTTTTATAACAATATTTCCTGCTCAGTTTAATGGACCGACAGATGTACAAGCTCAATACATACGTTACCCAAAAGAACCAAACTGGACTTATTTAAATGTAGCTAATGGAGACCCTGCGTTTAATCAGAGTAATGCAGACTTTCAAGATTTTGAATTATCTCCTGATGATGAAACATCACTTGTATTTAAAATACTACAGTATGCTGGTATGTCAATTAGAGATATACAAGAGGCGCAGTTTGGTGCAGAGCAAGAACAAATGGAAGAACAAAAAGAAAACTAATGGCATACTTATCTGAATATCAATATTACGACAATGCTGGAGCAGCTCCTTCTAATGCTAATTGGGGTTCTTTTCAGTATGTTCCATTAACTGATATAGTTAATAATTTTCTATTAATGTATGATGGAAATCACTCATTAGTAAACAACGAGGAAAGGTATAAGATTTTATTTCACACTAAACGTGGTATACAAGAACTCAACTATGATGCCTTTAAAGAAATAAAAGCGTTAGAGTTAAAGGTATTTGATACTCTTACCTTTACTCTACCCTCTGATTACGTAAACTGGGTAAGAATTTCTTTGTACAAGAACGGCCTTTTAAGACCACTTACTGAGAACATACAAGTAAACTCAGCTGCATCGTATTTGCAGAGCGCAACGGGTACTCTAAGCTTTAATGCAGACGGAACAATTCAGACCGCAGGATCAACATTAGACACTGAAAGAGTTAATGGATCACAACAAAGCATATACCTAAATCAAAACAATTCTAATGATGGGTCAAATGTCTCACCAGATAATCCCGACACATGGAGAGATTATAATATTGGAGCTAGATATGGTCTAAACACTGAAACTGCTAACGCTAATCCTACCTTTAGAATAGATAAGAAGGCAGGTGTTATTAATTTTGACTCTACGATGGCTAATCAGCAGTGTGTATTAGAGTATGTTTGTGATGGCATGGAAAATGGTAATGATTCGCTAGTAAGTGTAAATAAATTATTTGAAGATTATTTATATGCTTATATTAAATATGAAATATTAAATAATAAATTTGGTGTACAAGAGTATATAATAAACAGAGCTAGAAAAGATAAAAGTTCTTTATTGAGAAATGCAAAGATTAGAATAAGTGATATTCATCCAGGAAGACTTTTAATGAGCATGAGAGGACAAAACAAGTGGCTTAAATAGAATGGCAAATATTCAGAGAAATTTTATCGCAGGGAGAATGAATAAGTCTCTTGACGAAAGGCTTATACCAAACGGCGAATATGAGGACGCATTAAATGTAAGACTAGGATCAACTGAAGGGTCTGAGATTGGTTCAGTAGAAAACTCTAAGGGTAACACCAAGATGACCTCGCTTCAGTATGAGGAAACAGGATCAATATCAGGAGCTCAATTATTAAGCAGTCAAGCTAGATGTTTAGGCGTATATGAAGATGGACAGAATAATAGAATATACTGGTTTGTTCACGATCCAGCATTTCTTGTTGGACCTACGGGTAAAATAGATTTAATTGTTTCTTTTAATCCTACCACAGAAAATTTAACTTATCATGTTATTAGCATTAATGATGGTTCTGGCGGAAGCACAACTCTAAACTTTAACGCAACACATTTAATTACAGCTGTTGACTTGGTAGATGACTTGTTGTTTTTTACAGATAACTTCAACCCTCCAAGAGTTATTAATATATTACAAAACTATCCTAATCCTTTTTATAATGTTGATGGTATAACAGCTGAAGAGTTAATGGTTATTAAAAAGCCGCCTACTTCTGCTCCTACGTTTTTACTTGAAAGTTCTACCTCGGGTAATACAGATGATTTTTTAGAAGAACGATTTATTTGTTTTGCTTATAGATATCAATATGGAAACGATGAGTATTCCGCTACTTCACAGTGGTCTGCTCCAGCATTTTCTCCAGCTTTTTATAATTATGATTTTGCTTCAAATTTAAACGAAGGAATGGTTAATACCATTACATCAATTGATGTAGGTTTTAATTCTGGAGGTCCTTTAGTAAAATCAATACAAATTTTATATAAAGAAAGTACTGATAGTACAATTAAGGTTATTGATAAGTTAAATAAAGATCGTTTAGGTTATGCAGATAATCAATTGTATTCTTTTGAATTTAACAATAGCAAAATATTTACAGTTATTCCATCGACAGAGCTACTGAGACTTTATGATAATGTTCCATTACTTGCTCAAGCTCAAACAATTATGGGTAACAGGTTAGTTTATGGCAACTATGTTGAAGGTTATGACTTAAAAGATGTTTTTAATGATCCTATACAATTACAATATTCCGCTGATTTAATTGCTGGTCAAGTAAAAACCACAAAACTAAAGCATACGTTAAATGCTGGTGGTTATACTTTTGGAAGTATTCAATCTGTTCCTGGAGCTAGAGTTAATATAAACTTATCTCAAATAAATCCCTACACTGAATTAATTGCTACAGCTTCTTTAAATTTTCTTTTTACTTACGAACATTATATATTCGACCCTACAAGCGGACAACCAACTCAAACAACTCAAAATACAACTCTTCAATTTATTTTTGTTTTACCTTCAAACTATAATTCAATATATGAGTTAATTGATTCGACTGAATTTAAAAATGCAATAGGTACAACTGCAAATATTAAACCTGTTTACGCAGCATCTGGAGAGACATCGTGTGATGGGTATACATTAACAGACCGGTTTAATTGTTCAGTTCCACCAACACTAACAACTCCAACGGGAACAGTAACAAAATTTTCAAGCGGTATAATTTCAGCAGGAGATCCAATAGCAATTGTTGGTAATGCTCCTGGAGCAACTTCTTTAGAGCTTCAAATACCTGCTGTTAGATTTGTTGTTGATCCGGCTGCTCCATCAGGAGGATTTTATGAGTATTTTCAATTTATTTCATTTACGGCTGAGTTAGGGAGTACCTTAACACCTTCAAGTTTGCATAGTAACAGAAGCTATGAAATAGGAATAGTTTATATGGATGAATTTTTAAGATCATCTACGGCTTTAGTAAGTCCGAATAATACGATTCAAATACCTTGTGGAAATTCAATTACTCAAAATGAAATACAAGTAACTATCCCTTGGACACAAAGAGCTCCTGTTTGGGCTAAATTCTACAAGTTTGTTATTAAACCAAATAAGTCTACTTACGAAACTATTTATAGTGAAGTATACTATAAAGATCCTAGGAGTAATAGTTATTTCTTTTTATTAGAAGGAGAAAATTCTGCAAAAATTGAAGATGGACAAAGGCTTATAGTAAAGAGTGATGCTGGTGGAGCTTTAAACTCATGTACTGAAGTTGTTGTTATTAGTAAATCAGTTAAGGCTAAAGACTTTCTTTTAATTCCTGCGCCAAATGGACCTCCAAAAACAGACCCTATAGCAGAAGGATACTATATAGACGTGCCAGCCGGCCCCTATATGGAAATTATACCAAGTGGCATTAATTTAGTAGCAAGCGGAGAAATAGGAGGAAATCTTGTTACAAGACCACAAACAAGTGCTGTAGCAAGACCAACTACAGCGGGTGCATTTCCAGTAGGATCTTTTATAGTTAACATTGAAAACCCGGACACAACTGCAGCTTTTGGAGCTTCATATGTAGACTATACTATACCAGTTAACAGTGGTATAAGCATATTTATTGAACAGAGCAGAAGGGGTCCTCAATCTTCTTTTTCAGTTGATAGAATAGAAAGCAGAAAAAATACTTATAGAAATCCTGATCTTGTTTCACAGACAACTTATCCTAATTTTATGGATTGGTTTAATGGAGACAATATTGGTGAGCTAATTGAAACCGAAAGCATATTTGAAAATGGTGGTAAAAATCCTCCTAAAACTAAAAATGTTTATCTCGGAGGACCAAATATACCTCCGATACTTGGACAACCAGGAGAGTTGTTTCCTCCTGAAAATATTCCTTTTAACTTTAATACTAGCCCTGGTTATATATCAACAGATCTAACTACTAATTATTACAATTTTTGGAGAAGCGATCCTAATAATGGCGGGAATAATTCATTATGGCTAATAGCGACTGGACCTCGCGCTAGTAGATACGGATCTTTTGTACAAATGAACATTAGTGTTCAAAGAGCTAATAGCGGAGGTATTGTTGTCTTTGAAACTATTCCATCTGATGCCTTACCTGATGTATGGTATGAAAATAATTTGTCTTTGCTAATAGATGATAGTGGACAGCATGAAGGAACTCGAAGTAATCAAGATATAAATACAGAGCAACCAGCAGTTATAGACACGGAATTTTTTGATTGTTTTACTTTTGGAAATGGCGTTGAAAGCTATACCATAAGAGACTCTATAAAAGGAGAAGCTTTAGCTTTAGGAAACAGGGTGACAACAACTTCGGCTCTAGAATATCAAGAAGCACATAGATTTGCAGACTTAACTTATAGCGGTGTATATAACGATGAGTCTAACATAAACAGACTTAATGAGTTTAACTTAGGACTTTTAAATTTTAAACCACTTGAAGATTCTTTTGGATCAATACAAAAGTTATACGCTAGACAAACAGACATACTCACACTCCAAGAAGATAAGATTTCTTATGTACTAGCGGGAAAAGATTTACTATCAGATGCGGGGGGAACAGGAGCGTTAACATCTGTGCCTACCGTACTGGGTCAGCAAATAGCTAGACTAGAAGAGTTTGGTATAAGTAGAAATCCCGAAAGCTTTGCTGTTTTTGGAGCAGACAAATTCTTTACTGATGAGCAGAGAGGAG